CAGTTGCTCCTGTAGGACCATTACCAACATTAGGTAGGTTGTTTGACATGAACACTTTGAAGCCATGCAAGTTGCTGAAGATCATTCCATTTTTGAGTTCGTCCTTTGAAGAAACAAAGTCACCATTCATAATTCTGGAATCTTCATCCTTTAGCAATTCAGCAAAGACTGGGTCGATTACAAGCCATCTTCCCTCTTTGTCAACAAACTGTTGGTCAAGCTTTCGCCCCATTCTGTTGATAACAGCTAGAGGTGTAGCATGGGCAGCACTGGTATTAACACCATCACCCATTCCTCTTGGCTGAACAACAATAGAGTTGCCACCAGAACCACCGTTGAAGTCAGCAGCGTCTACCTGCATTTCTGCAAGCAATTCGTTTGATGCTGCAGTTGATACAGCTTTAGAACCTGCCACTTGATCGTTTACTGTGTCAGGTCTAGCATGTAATGCAGACTGCTTATAACCTGAGAGGTAGCCTAGTACTTCCTGATCATACTGATCTGAAAGTCTGTAAGCAGCTCTGTCGGTTGCTAAAGATTGGAAGTTAACGTGTGAGTGAGCTTCCTCAATGTCATCGACTTTAAATGCAAAGTAGTTTGCTTTGTCAACAACTAGAGAAAAATCTTCATCGTCCAAGTCCTGAGGTGTGATTGTTGTGCCACGAGCATACGATTTCACCGTAATTTCTGGCTCTTTGATAATTTTAACAGTATCACCCATCTGAGCAATCTCACCAAAATAGTCAGAGTTTGTGATACCTTCCACAACAGATGACTTACGGAAAGCAAGCTGTACCTGTTTGGAATAGATAATAGGACTAAAATTACCGTTTGGTAAATTGCCATGTCCTACTGCAGATTGAAAAGCCATAGTAAATCCTCCTTACTTTTCAAGGTCACAGATACAAATTACAATTCTGATTAGGGGCTAATTTAGATCAAGGTGCAGATGTACATTCTGGGCTTGTTAAACTAGGTAAGTCTCACCATATTGTCGTTTGTGATGTAATGCACACAATAGGTATCCAAAAGGGGCTATATGTGTGCATTTTAAGTATTATACATAGTTATATGTATATTTTATTAAATGTCAACACTTTTTTATCTAGCTGAACCAGAAACATCATATACAAACTTACCTGTTCGGATAGCTTCCATGACTTCATCTGCTCGCTTTTCATATTCCTGTGAGGACATTTTTTGTACTTGAGACTCCTTCAGATATGATGATTCATCATTTGTCTGAGGTTTAGTCCGTGATGTTTTAGTATTTGTTGCAAACGCAGCATCTTTAGATGTTGACTTTTTCTTGCCAATATTTCTATCAGCCTTATATAAGTCAATGGCTCTAGCTGCAGACTTTGCATCGTTGTCATTTTCATACAGAGCTTGCTGTACCCATTTAGGTTGCTCTTCAGCCCAGTTATGAAAGTCATCGTCTTCACGGATGTCCACAAAATCAGGATGCAGTTTAAGTAACTCCACTTCGGCTCGTTCCTTTGTGGCAGATACCTGCATCTCGTCTATCTGTTTAATCTTGTCTTCCAAAGCTTTTGCTTGCTCTCGTGACTTTTTGATAGCTATTGTTTCCACGATGCCAGCAACATCAGGATATTCTTTTGCCCACGCTTCAATATCCTCGTCACTCTTTGGAAGTTTGATTTGTTTTTTAGTAGACTCATCAAGCTGTGTGCGTAGCTGATCTATCTGAGACTGAAGGTCTGCTTCCTTTTGTTGAGCATGTCTTCGTAGATCACCATACCTTTTTTTGAAGGTCTTCTCTTCTGCAGAGGTTGGTTCAGGCTCTTGCTCTTCAGCTTCCTCCTTCACCTCTCCCTTTTGCTCTGCGAGAAGTTGTTCTAATTCCTCTTCGTCCTTTTTAATTTTATCATCTCTTGAATATTTACGAGATGCTAATGCCATTACTTTTTTTGGTGTTGCATCTTGCACCATTACTTTTGCTTCTGCCATTTACTTTACCTTTCGTTAGGGCTAACTGTATGCCATGTTGATGGGGAGTTAGGTAGCCAACATATCGTGGATTTATTTTTTACGTGATGAAGCCAATCCACCCTTCTTCATTTTCTTTGGTTTAGCTTTGGGTGAAGCTATACCACCTTTCTTCAGTCTTTGTGGTTTCATAGGTTTAGTGGGTACACCTCCTACATACATAGATGTGGGAGTCATTCCTCCTTTGTTAACAAAGAAAGGACCTTGATCTGGTTGAGAAAATCCTACTCCACCACCACTACCACCAGTAGGTCCTGAACCAAATGGTGCAGATCGTCCACCACCACCTTGTCCTCTGTTCCTTCCACTACTAGCATATATTTCACTCGGAGTACCACCAAATGTTTCTGCAAACTCTGCATCACTTATTCTATTAGACTCTGCTCTGTCTTCTTCAGAACCCTCTGTGCGTCTTTCACGAGCAAGTCTGTCTCTCTCTAACTTTGCTTCTATGCCTTTTGGACTTATTCTTTCTGCTTCTTTTTGAAAGTTTTCAAATGCTTTGTCTGCAACTTCCTGCCTATTCTTTTCTAGCCTACTTAAAACATCAGTTGTAAGAGGTTCGTATTTAGGCGATCCGTCTGGATTCCTATTGCCTTTAAATATTGTTGGTGGTTTCTTTCCTGTAGGATCTCTACGCACACCTAATAAGAAGTCATCTACCTTGCCAACCTTGCCTGTTGATGGAAGCATAGCTTGTGATTGTAGCTCAGTATCTCTTTTATATTTTTGATAATCTGCTTCTGATACCACACCTTTTGCGTCACCGTATGGTGATGCTTTTCTAGGATCAGTTAGGTTGGTAAGATTTCTTACGGCTATGTCTCGTTCTCTTCTAGTCTTTTCAAACGCAGGATCTATTTTTCCTCCAATATCTGCACTAGGACTTAGTATAGATTTAATGGTAGATATAACAGGATTCAAGAAACTTAATAAACCTGTTGGACTTTTCTGTGCTTGCGTTATTGCATTTTGTATTTCAGCATTGCTTGGATCTCTACCTAGAGCTGATCTTAAAGAGAACCTAACTTTATCATACGTAGGTAGATTATAATATTGTTGGAATGTAAGCTCTGGTCTTATCGCTTTGAGTGTTTCATATTCAGACTTTAGATTGTCAAGTGTGGTCTTCTGTAATCGTATTGGCTTACCATCTTCAAATAAACCAAACTCAGAACCTAAATATTGATCTGGGTCTGCAAACTCATCGGCTCTGGGTAAGGTCATTCCTGCTGAGTCTCGTGGGTCAAT